AACGCCGGAAACATCGAACGGGGCCAGCATGAGTGATTTGAGAAAAGCGGCAGACTTGCTTGAGCAGTCAGCAGCGCCTTTTGATGAAGCATGCTCAATCATCAGAAGTCTAGCTAACAAGCAGGAGCCTGTTGGATACCTGAGTGATGAAGAAATTAGAGATATATATCTTGCATCCGATTTGACCATGCATGGATTCGCACGCGCAATCATCAAGCGAATGAAGGATGAGTGATATGACACCGGAAACAGCCCTGCAATGCTACAACGTAGCCTGGCACATCCTTGTAACATGCTTATTGTTGCAGGTAATGCTTGCTTGCTCGGTTATGATTGCGAGGGATAAAGGCGCATCAGATTAGCACTTGCCATCCTGATACCATAAGTGCATGATACGCATGCCAGCGGGCGTTGAGCGTTCCTATCCTCCTCCCTCCCGCTCCGTTCGCTGGCAACAGTTCCCCTTGCCATCATCATTTCATTGTAGTATCATACGAGCCTTAATGTATCCCAAGGAGGCTCACTCATGGCTACCGCTGACGCAATTCAAACTCAACTAGGCGATCATAACGTCGCCTACATTTCCAAATCAACCACAATCGACGGAACATACGACATGCACTATGTAAACGGCGGCCCTGGATATAACGGGAAAGCCTGCTGGTGCAGAACCACATCAGCGCAAACAGCAGCTCAGCAAGCAACGGAGATTACAACTGCGCTGGCTACCGCTGGGCCTGTTGATCCTAATCTGGCGTGATATTAAGACGGAGGAGTAAATGAGCGAATCAGACACTTATTCTATGGCCGATGTTTATGATGCTTGCGAAGGAGTAGAATCAATTAGTATATGTGGCAGAGATTTCCTTGCTATGGATGATGATACTTTCTATTACGCAGCAAAGAAAATACCACTAGGCTGTAGGATTGCGCATTACGCAACAGATAAAGAAGGAATTGAAAATTATATCCTTCCCGACGATTCTGCAATATGCAGAAGGGCAGATGTAGAGGCTTACAATGCTAAATGATAATGATTATCAATATCTAAAGTAGAGGATGTAGATGGCTATTGGAAAGAAGACAGGAGGACGCAAGAAGGGGACGCCTAACAAGCTGTCCTCAACGGTGAAGGATAACGTTATCACTGTGTTCGAGAAGCTTGGCGGAGTCGATCACATGGCTGAATGGGCAAAAGAGAATCCCGGCCACTTCTACAACATCTATTCAAAGATTCTGCCTATGCAGGTAACAGGAGAAGACGGAGGGCCACTGAATGTCATCATCCAGCGATTTGGAGAAACTAAAGAAAGCTCTTGAGGATATAGCTTCACTTCCAGAGGATTCAACATCATCCATTGCAATGAGGGGAATAGCTATCGGTACGTTGAAGGAATATGCCAGAAATCATCCTGCCGAATAACTGGACGCCTAGAGAAGACCAGTTGCCAGTATGGAGGTATTTAGAGGCTGGCGGAAAGCATGCAGAAGTTGTGGCACATAGGCGCTGGGGAAAAGATGACGTCTGCCTACACAGGGCTGGCATAGCGGCGTTTGAACGACCTGCTGGCTATTGGCACATGCTTCCAGAGTATTCACAGGCTAGAAAGGCGATTTGGGACGCTATCAATCCAAGGACAGGCAAGAAGCGCATTGACGAGGCTTTTCCTGTTGAGTTGAGAAAGACCACTCGCAACCAGGAGATGATGATCGAGTTTGTGAACGGCTCGACATGGCAAGTGGTTGGTTCTGATTCATTTAATTCGCTGGTAGGAACAACTCCAGCTGGCATAACGTATTCAGAATGGGCGTTGGCTAATCCTGCTGCAAGGGCTTATCTAAGGCCGATCATCGCAGAGAACAACGGCTGGCAGGTATTCATTACCACATCACGAGGCAGAAACCACGCTTACAAGACGCTCAAAGCGGCACAGGACGATCCTAAAGCATTTGCGCAGGTAATAGACGCAACGCAGTCGCCAGTATTCACAGCAGAGCAATTAGCGGCTGAGAAGGCATCATACATAGCTGAGTTCGGCCTTGAATACGGAACGGCAATGTTTGAACAGGAATATATGTGTTCATTCGATGCTGCGAACATGGGTGCTATTCTAGCTCCTGCTATTGGCCGTGCTGAGAAAGCAGGACGCATTGGCAAGCATGTCGAGTATGATCCAGATGGTTCTGGTATTCATGTGTCTGTCGATATTGGCCGGAGAGACACGGCTGTATTCTGGTTCTGGCAGCCTTGTATAGGTGGCTACTCTATACTCAAGTGCATATCAGGCTGGGGCATTGATGCGGAAGAATGGTGTCAGAAGGTCAATGAAGCATTAGGCGACTGGAAACTTGACAGGATTTGGCTACCGCATGACGCAAGGGCAAAGACATTCGCCGCCAAACACTCAGCTGTTGAGATATTCCTGGAGAAGTTCGGCGTCGGTAAGGTGGAGATCGTTCCGAGGTCTAGCATATCTGACAGGGTAAACGCAGGCCGCCAGCTTATCGAGCGATGCCAGTTCTCCAATGAATGTGATGATGGACTTGAGGCGTTAAGGGCTTGGCATTACAAGTGGAATGACGATAATAAAACGATGAGCCGAGATCCTGAGCATGACTGGTCTTCCCACTTTGGTGATGCATTCACGGAAGGCTGCAAGGTTATGCAACTGCACAAGCCTGTATCAGTGCCGGACAAGACTCCGTTTTATGAGGTACAGCCTACGCTTAACGACCTATGGAGCGAGACTCCAGAAAAGAGCAAATGGATTTGACTTGACGACACACGTTCCTTGTATCATACTACGCAAGATTGCATCCTCGACAGGCTGCTTCCTAAAATTCACTCAAGAGGGAATCAATGGATAATACGCCTGTCACCGAAGAAGAAAAACCACAATCAGCCCAATACTGGCATGATGAGCTGCAACGCTATCATAAAGAGTTCAAGACATGGGAAGCGAGAAGTGAGAAGGTCACTAAACGCTATCGCGATGAGCGTGGCGATGACAGGCTAAAGGGCGAGAAGCGTTACAATATACTGTGGTCTAATGTTCAGACGCTTCATCCGGCAATCTTTTCCAAAGTACCCAAGTCAAATGTAACCCGCAGATATTCAGACAACGATCCGGTTGGCCGCACTGCTTCGACCATCCTTGAGCGTTGCCTTGAGTATGAGATTGAGCAGTATGGTGATTATTACAACTCAGTGAACCATGCCGTCTTGGACAGGCTATTGTCTGGCCGTGGCGTCTGCTGGATTCGCTATGAGCCTGAGTTTGAGCAGATGGAAGTTCCAGGTAATGAAGAGCCTAACGAGCTGATGATTACCGAAGATGCGGAATATGAGCCTGAGACGGTTGATGTTATATCCCATGAATGCTCTCCGGTTGATTATGTGTTCTGGAAAGATTACGCACAAAGCCCAGCCCGTACAGAAGAAGAAGTCACATGGAAAGCACGCAGGGCATATCTGAACGAGGAAGAAGGCGTTGATCGGTTCGGCAAAGCGTTCAAGCTAGTCCCGAAGAAGAACATCGCCACATCAGAAGAATCCACCGAAGACAACCACATGAAGAAGAAGGCTGCCGTTTGGGAGATATGGAACAAGGCCACAGGTAAGGTCGTATGGGTTGCCGAGGGGCATCCGGAAGTCTTGGACGAAAGGGACGACCCATTACAGTTGGAAGATTTTTTCCCATGCCCTAAACCATTGTTTGCCACCATGACGAACGATTGCCTAATCCCGATTCCTGACTATTGCCTATACCAGAACCAAGCCGATGAAATGGACGACCTGTCAGACAGGATTTACCGCTTACAGGAAGCCATGAAGCTTGTCGGCTGCTATGACGCAGGCGCTCCAGAGCTGGAGAAGATCCTTAAATCTAATGACAACACGCTGGTTCCTGTCAAGAACTGGAGTCAGTTTGTAGAAGGTGGCGGATTACAGGGCGGCATCCAGTTCGTTCCGATTGATATGGTTGCCAAGGTATTGATGGAGCTTTACAAAGCCCGTGAATCGGTCAAGCAGATGATTTACGAGATTACAGGCATATCAGACATCATCCGAGGCGCTTCAATGGCCTCAGAGACAGCCACAGCGCAGCAGATCAAGTCTCAGTTCGCATCACTTCGCCTTAATGACATGCGTGAGGACGTAGAGCATTTCTGCCGCGATATTCTCCGTATTAAAGCTGAGATCATCTGCACCAAGTACCAGCCTGAGACAATCTTGAAGATTTCCGGCATTGAGAACACCAACGACAAGGTATATGCAGAGCAGGCTATCGAGATGCTCAAGAACGAACCCCTGAGAAACTACCGCATTGAGATTGAGACAGACTCATTGGTCAAGCCAGACCAGACAGCCGAACAGCAGAATCGGGTTATGTTCTTGCAGACTGCCGGTCAATTCCTGCAAAGTGCCATCCAGGTTGGGCAGATGCAACCCGCAATGGTTCCGTTGCTTGGTGAGATGCTGATGTTCGGAATCAGGGGATTCAAGACGGCGCGTCCATTGGAAGCGGCATTTGAGCAGTTCCTTGCAGAGCAGGAGAAAGGCGGCCCGAACGCTCAACAGCAAGCCCAGCAGCAGGAAATGCAGGCACGCCAGCAGGCTGAGAAAGAGAAGATGGACATTGAGAAGTTCAATTCCGAAGTCGCAGCATACGCAGCACAGACGGCAAGGATGAAGGCTCAGATAGAGGCACAGCAACAGGCCAATAGCGACAGCAAGAAGCTGGAGATTGAAGCATATAATGCAGAATCCAACCGCATGAAGGTTGACGCAGAACATGCCGATATAGCGGCAATGGCAGAAAAGCACGCACATGAATCGTTACAGCGCCATCTGGCCGATATAGAAGGTGCCCTGTTCGCCGAAGATGAAGGCATGGTTGGTTGATATGGCGGAGATCACCAAACAGGACGCAGTTGATAGAACTCGGCAATGGGCTAGATTGAATGGAATCAATCCATCCCAAGCCACGGAATCACAGAAGGCTATGATGAAGGCTCACCTATTCCGTGAACACGGAGGCTCAATCGTCGATGCTGTAAGGTCAGATGTTGGAACTATTGGCAAGTTTATGGGGGGGCAGACAACTCCTTCGCAGGCTGCTGCGCCGCAAATATCAGTAGGCTCGACAGCAATGACTGGCCGCAGCCTCGCGCCTAACGCAATGCCAACCAGCAACAATCTCGGAGCAAGCCAACCAGCAGCTGTGGCTGCCCCACTAAAAGCAACGCCGATGATAGGCGTTACATCAGACATTAAGCCAGTAGAAGCAGGAAACATAGATATATACAACAGGCCCAAAGTAAAAAATAAGGACGGTTCTATTAGCACAGTCAGGTCTTTATCTTTTGGAGATGAGAACGGGTTTGAGATTCTTGTTCCAACGGTCAGCGACGATGGAAGGATAATGAGCAATAAAGAAGCTATAGAAACATATTACAAGACAGGAAGGCATCTTGGGAAGTTTAAGACTCCCGATGAAGCAACAAGCTATGCCAAATCTCTACATAATCAGCAAGAGAGATACTATCTTAACGGGCAGACTGAGTAAACAGGAGTTTTGAATGGATGAATTGACCCCACCTTGGAGGCAGGAAGGCTATCAGCAGCAGATGGCTCCACAGCCTTTGCCACAACCTCAGCCACAGCAGCCTAATCCGCAAGTATTCGAGGCTATATCCGCTTTGATGAACAAGCTTGGCGAGATTACATTCACACAGCAGCAGAATAACGAGATGGCCGCTCAGATTCTCCAGAAGATCAACAAGCCAAAGTCGGTGAAGGTTGAGCGCGATGATGAAGGCTACGTCAAGAGGATGGTTGAAGAATGACTATTTTAGTAGCTGACAGAGTACAGGAAGCAACAGAGACTTCCGGCACAGGAACCTATGACCTTGGCGGCACGCTAAACGGCTTCCAGACGTTCGTTGCAGGCATTGGAACGGGAAACCAGTGCTACTACGCCATCACGGATGATATTGATTGGGAAGTAGGTTACGGAACTGTTACAGACGCCGCTACTGATACACTGTCAAGGGACGCAATCCTGGCAAGCTCAAATAGTGGCTTGCCAGTCGATTGGGGTACAGGCCAGAAGTTCATCTGGTGCGATTCACCAGCCGCGATATTCAGCACGTTCGCTGCATTGTCCGGTAGTTCAGCACAGGACTTCGCAACCAAGGCTTTGTCTGTCACTGGAAATATCACGGTAACAGGCACGGTTGACGGCAGGGACATAGCGGCAGACGGAACTACTCTTGATGGTGCGGTACTAAACGCAGACACCTCAACCGCTGCCATGAGCTTTGTCATTGATGAAGACACTATGGCGTCTGATAGCAACACAAAAGTACCTACACAGCAGAGCGTGAAGGCTTATGTTGATAGCTCAGTATCGGCATCTATATCCGAAATAGCTGAACCTACCGCGCATCTTCCACTTATCCGCACTCTTGATGTCGTAAAGGGAAGCGGTACTGTGACATTCGCCAGAGCCGTTGCCTGCTATGGGTGGAACAGGAACACAGGTTTGCTTGATTCGATAGGCTCAGGAACAGAACGCTATAACCGCGACAGTGACGGGAAATGGAAGCTATTAGTTGAAGAAACAAGCGCCAATGCCGTATCGGCTACAAACTGGCGCACCGCCGCGATGTGGACTGCCGTAGCGAGTGCGACCATCACCGCGAACCAGACTGGAATCGACGGCGGCAGCAATAAAGCCTGCACGATTGAAGACACCAGCGCCGCAGCCAACCAGTATGCGCGTAAATCCATCGCTCATTCTGCCGACACACAGAAAAAACCGTGGAAAGTTTATGTCCTGAAGGGTTCGGCAACCAATACATTCGTAAGGGTGCGTTCATATATCGGAGCAGTGTACAAGAACATCCAGTTTAATTGTGATACTGGCGAAGTATCCACTGTAGTTGCAGATACGGGTCTTTATGTATCAAGCAAAGGCGATTGGTGGGAGGTCGGCGGATACGGCACAGGAAATGGATCAGCCACTACAGGTTATATTGATGTGTTTCCGGCATTCGCATCGACACTGGATTCCACGTCCCAAGATGTAACGGCTATGGGGTCAGTTGTTGCTGACTGGCCGCAGTTGGAAGAAATAGACGTTGGTAAGCCGACAAGCCCTATGGCTGGCGGAGGCTCAAGGACAGCGGCAGACGCGGCATATATCACAAATGCTAATCTCCCGTATCTTCCAGACGGCGGAGCAATAATGTGTACGTCTTCATCGGCTGATGATGGTGCCGCTCATACCTACTTCTCAGCCATTAGCGGGACAGGCGACACGTACTTACAACGCGGAACTACCGGAGTGCTGGAAGGCAAGCTTGGAGGCGTAGCATTTACGTCCACATATACCCCTGATGAATCGGCGCACAAGTACACCCTAAAGACTGATGGAACGACGCATCTCGTATATGAGGACGCGACCCAGGTTCACTCTTTCACAGGCGCTCTAACTATGCCGACAGGAAACCTGTACATTGGTTCATATAATGGCGCATCCAACTTTGCCAATGCCGGTGTCGGAAACCTGAAGATATTCGATTACGGCCTTTCCGCTAATGAGATAGCGACAGCATAATGCTCGGCTTCTCAGCAATATCCACACGCGCAATATCGGCTATCAAGGCCGCTGTTGCTGCTGGGCCTAGTGTATTCGGATGGATACCCGAGCCTAAGAAGCGGAAAAAGAAGAAAGTGCCATCGGTCATGGATGCAGTTTCAGACGTTATCCGGCGCAGAGACATAATGAGAGAAGACGAAGAACTAATTATGTATTTCACAGAAAAATGGTAAAAGGAGATTAACATGAGCTTACCAACAGCAGACTTAGGAAACGCGACAGTGCTTACGGCCACTGGCTCCATTGCACAGGCAAAGGGCATTAAAGGCATTCTATGCTCAACTACGACATCAGGAACAGTGGTTGTCACAAACACGGCAGGAACGGCCATCACAGGCACTATAACGCCATCAGCAGGGTCTTATACCCCGATAAACGCTAACTGCGAAGGACTGACCATTACTATTGCGAACACGATCAACATTACCGTCATTTGGGTGTGATGTGCCACTCTATGACTATTTGTGCGAAAAGTGCGACGAGAGGGTCGAGATATTCCTGACCCTTGCGAAGTGCGGAGAGCCGCAATACTGCGATGTATGCGACAACAAGTTAAAGAAGCTGATTTCGGCTACGGCTATCATCTCTGACATCCAGCCTTACAAGTCACACGTCACAGGAAAGATGATTAGCTCAAGGTCGGCGCATAAGGCTGAACTAAGAGAGCATGGTTTGGTGGAGGTGGGGAATGAAACCGAATATCTGTTTAAGAATGCAGATAACGTGAAGAAGGAGCGAGCCAGGAAAGACAAGGCTGAGCGACTTAACACGATAAAAGAAGTAGTAAACGCCAAACTATAGGAGATACACATGGAAGCCCGTGAAGCACTGGAACAAGCATTTGAAGAAGCGGAGACACGCGAAACTGATGCCGTAGTTGAGAAGACTCAGCCGGAGGAGGTCGCGGAAGCCGTAGAAGAATCCACAGAAGAATCAGAAGAGGAATCCTCAGAAGAGGAATCCTCAGAAGATACAGAGGAAGAAACCAAGGAAGCACCGGAGGAAGAGAAGCCGGAAAAGGCCGAAGAGGCAGAAGAGTCCGAAGAACAGGAAGAAGTTGACGAAGCCCCAAGCTCATGGCGCAAGGAAGAAGCGGCCAAGTTCAATGAGCTGCCCAAGGACATTCGCGACTATATCAAGGTGCGTGAAGATCAGATGCATCGTGGTCTGGATATGTACAAGGCAGATGCAAACAAGGCTCGCTCTATCGAGAAGGTATTCGAGCCATTTGACGACTATCTGAAGCAGGTTGGAGCAACCAGAGAGCAGGCAGTAATGCACCTCTTACAGGCAGAGAAAAACCTAAGAACAAGCACGCCTGAGATGAGGCTTGCACACTTTCAAAAATTAGCATATGATTACGGAATTGACCCTGCTCAATTATCGGAGTTACCTCCGCTTGACCCGAGGGTCGCCCAACTTGAGAGCCAGCTTTCACAAGTGCAAATGGCTCAACTGCAACAAAATGCTCAACAGCATGATGATACAACATACGAAGAACTGGCAGCATTTGGCGCAAGCCATGAGTTTTTCGATGATGTACGAAATGACATGGCCGACCTGTTAGAAACGGGAAAGGCCGCTGACCTGGAATCAGCCTATACAAAGGCGTGCAGGTTAAATGACAACGTGTATGAGCGTTTGCAGGAACGAACTAGACAGGAAGCATCCCGCACAACGATTCAGCAGAAAAAGCAGGCGGCAGAGAAAGCCAAGAGCGCAGCTGTATCAGTTAAGGGATCGCCAGCCGGACAGACTGAGGAAACCCCGAAAGACATACGAGCGGCACTGGAGGCGGCATTTGACGGCCTGCAATAACCTATAAAGGAGATTGCAAATGGCATTCGCTAATACGTCTATTAGTGATATTATCGCGACTACTATTCAATCCCGAAGCAAGATGCTGGCTGATAACTTCACCAACAACAACCCGCTCCTGTTTCAGATGAATAAGTCCGGCAATATCAAGCCTTTCTCCGGGGGTAATGTTATCCTCGAAGAAATCGCTTACAATGACTCAAGCACTACCAATGCTGCAAGTTACTCCGGTTACGATACACTGGATATTACTCCGAACTCGCCTATTTCGGCAGCTCAGTTTAATATCAAGCAGTACGCAGCCGCAGTTACTATCAGCGGATTGGAACAGCTTGAGAACGCAGGAAAAGAGAAGATGATTGACCTCTTAGAGGGTCGCATCGCAGTGGCAGAAGGCGAGTTGAAGAACAAGCTTGACACTGATCTTTATTCTGACGGAACCGGCAACGGCTCCAAGCAGCTTACAGGCCTTGCAGCCGCAGTTGCTTCCACCCCAACGTCAGGAACTTATGGCGGCATCAACCGCGCCACATGGTCATTCTGGCAGAACGTGTCTTATGACGCTACGACTGATGGCGGCGCTGCCGCTACTGCTTCAAACATCCAGAAGTATATGGATGCTGTGGCTATTCAGTTGGTTCGCGGCAAAGACCGTCCTAACCTGATTGTTGCAGATGCCAATTACTACAGCCTCTACTTGCAGAGCTTGCAGGCCATTCAGCGTGTTACGTCTGAAACTATGGCCGGTGCTGGCTTCACCTCACTGAAATATTTCGGTGTTGGTGGCAATGCAGACGTTGTACTTGGCGACGGTGTAGGCGGAAATCAGACCGCCAATACCATGTATTTCCTTAACACCAACTACCTGAAACTTCGCCCACATCGGAACCGCAACTTTGTTCCTATTGGTGGCGACCGTCAGGCAGTCAACCAAGACGCTACTGTTAAGCTGATCGGCTGGGCTGGTAATTTGACCTGCTCCGCTCCTCGCTTGCAGGGTGTGTTGAAGGATTAAGGGGGTTATATCATGGCATTTAAGATCACTGACCAACTCATTGGGGCGCAGGCAATCGCGTCCACATCCACCACTCAGAACCATCCTATTGGCACTATTGTTCGTGCCAAGGACGCAACATTGGGCGAAGGCGAGTTTATTTATCTGCTCGGCGTCGCATCCACTGCTGTTGGTTCTCTTGTCACCTTTAACTCCACGACCGGCCAGACCACGCTTGCCGCTGTAGGTACTAATCACCCGCAGCCTATTGCAGTGGCTATGAGTGCTAACGTGGCTTCACAGTATGGCTGGTATCAGATTAGTGGCGTTGCTACTGCTCTGAAATCGTCCGCAGTATCCTTGGCAGCTGGTGTTGCCGTAGGCGTGCTGACTGTTGGCCGTGTTGCTGCTACTGGCTCCGGTAAGGAAATCCAGGGCGCTATTCTGGCCGCTGTTGCTTCGGCATCGGCATCCACGTTGACCGCTTCACTGGTGATTAACAGGCCCACTTTGCAGGGTCGCATAACTTAAACGCAAAAGATGGAGGCTGGCTTCGGCTGGCCTCCTATTTTTGGAGGATTAATGTTCCACTCACAAATCAGGCATAAAAACGCGGCTGCATCGGCAGATCTGATTATTCCGCTAAATATCACATGCAACACCCCGGACGAGGTTCTTTTTGCAAACATCGAAGCAAACTCACGCTTGCCAAAGGAATGGGTAAAGGTAGAGGAGGCACATGACACGCCTGCCATTATGGTTGGCGGTGGTGCTTCTGTAATTGACTACATAGCAGAGATCAAGGAAAGGCAGGACAAGGGAGCCAAGATATTCTCAATGAATGGCACTGCGTCATTTCTTGCTGATGCTGGAATCTTTGCCGATTATCAGGTAATTGTTGATGCGAGGGAAGAAACGCAGAATCTTATCGGGCCAGCCTTTGAGTATTTGTTCGCATCTCAGGTGCATCCATCACTGTTCGAGGAAGAGCCAGACGCTCGGCTATGGCATTTGGAGTGCGGAGGTATAGAAGACCATTTCCCCGAGTATGAAGATGCCTATGCGCTTGTCCTAAGCTCTGCATCGGTAGGTAATTGCGCCCTATCTCTGGCGTATTGCCTTGGGTACAGGGATTTCCACATTTATGGCTATGATTCGTCTTTCAAGGATGATAAATCACACGCTTATTTCCAAGCAATGAACGTCGGTGAACCGTCCTGCATGATGAACTACGGCGGCACTGAATATAAGGTGTCTTTAGCCATGAAGTGTCAGGCCGAGAAGTTTCCGCAGATTGCCAACTTGCTCAAGGCCAATGGATGCACTGTCGAAGTGTATGGCGAAGGGCTATTGCAGGACATGTATCGTGGACTGAACTCAGGCGAATTGACCGAGAAAGACAAATACACCGCAATGTGGAATTACGACGAATACAGGGGATGCGCTCCTGGAGAGTTTTGCGCTGATAAGTTCCTTGAAGTGGTGAAGCCGGACAGCTCAATCATCGACTTCGGCTGCGGAACTGGAAGGGGTGCGCTTGCCATCCACAACGCTGGCCACGATGTTCTTTGCATCGACTTTGCATCGAACTGCCGTGATGAGGCCGCTGAGATTCTGCCGTTCATCGAATGGGATTTGACTCAGGTTATCCCCATTGGCGCTAAATATGGATATTGCACCGATGTTATGGAGCATATTCCGCCCGAAGATGTTGAGAAGGTTATCACGAACATAATGAACTCTGTTACAGAGGCGTTCTTTCAGATAAGCCTTGTCGATGACGTATGCGGAACCTTGATCGGGCATCCGTTGCATTTGTCTGTTCACCCATACTCATGGTGGATGGAGTTGTTCCCACAGATGGGCTATGCTATCATGTGGAGCGAGGATTGTGGCGCAACAGCCATGTTCCATATAAGGAGAAAAGGATGAGCGATAACACTGTATATGTAGGGGAAAACAACGGCGGATATGCACTGAACAACGTAATGTTTTACGAGGATGAGATTCGCGATAATTTCAAATCGGAAAAACAGGGAAAGGAAGTTTTCATTACCAAGGAGATGATTGAGATTCGTACCCCTGGTGACACCAATAACGTGATTGTGCGCATTGCCACTGAACACGACAAGCAGGTATATGCGAATCAGTACATGGCTTACAAGGTGCAGCACGGGCAGGAGGTTGACGGCACGCCAATCGACGAAATGACCGATCTTGATGCTCAGGCCAGAACCGCACTGAAACAGATCGGGTTTATAACTGTCGAGCAGCTGGCCAATGCTTCCGATGGCATTCTACAGCGGCACATGGGCGGCATGCGCTTTCGCAGGATGGCAGTTGATTTCCTCAAGAATCAAGGAACTGCTGCACAGGACGAGCAGGAAAAGCGAATCGCAGAGCTGGAAGAAAAGCTTGCTCAGCTTATAGCGCAACCGAAGCCACGCGGCAGGAAACCCAAGGAGGCTTAAATGTCAAATACGATGCTCCAGAATGTAGTGGAGGTTTGCCAAGAACTAGGGCTGAGTACGCCCAATGCGGTGGCGTCATCCTCTGACCAATTACTTGTCCAGATTATGGCTTTAATGAATCGGACAGGTGTTGAGTTGATGAAAGGATACCCGTGGCAGGCACTTCAACTGGAGCATCGTTTCTATACCACGGTTGTTAGTGATACAGGAGACACGACAAGCGGCTCTGCTGTGGTTACGAACATTACCGACACAAGCTCGCTTTCAACCAACTTCATGGTAAGCGGTACGGGAATACCGGATGATACGTTTATCTTGTCGGTTGATTCTGCCACTCAGGTAACGCTAAGCGCACAGGCATCGGCAGCCGGTACTGGAACGGCGCTGACGTTCACTCAGGTGCTTTATACGCTTCCTAGTGACTTTGACCGAATCGAGAGCGGAACTGAATGGGACAAGTCATCGTCATGGCAGCTATTGGGCCCGAACGACCCGAAAGAATGGCAATATCAGAAGTCAGGATATATCTCAAGCGGGCCTAGAGTCCGTTTCCGCTTGCAGGGTGACAGGTTTTCCGTATTCCCAGCGCCTTCTACAGGATTGAGATACGGCTTTGAATATGTGTCTCAGAACTGGTGTACTGATTCGTCAGGAACCGGTCAGGCTAAGTTTGCCGCTGATACCGACCTGTCACTTATTCCAGATGAGTTATTAGTTTTAGGAACAAAGGCGAAGTTCAACCTTGCCAAGGGCTTCGATGCAACATCGACTATTATGGAGTACAAGACAGCGGTTAGAAACGCGCAGGCGAACGATAAAGGATCTGCTGACATTAACCTTGGCAGAAGCAAGGCGAAGTTCCTGATTGACTCAACCAATCTTCCTGATACCGGCTATGGCGCATGAGCGGTGTAGTTTCTGTAACGGCTCCGGTTGGAGGGCTTAACGCCAGAGATTCACTGGCGGAGATGAAGCCAACGGATGCGGTTATTCTGGATAACTGGTTTTGCCGCCCTGATAATGTCATAAGCAGAAAGGGCTATACTTCTCATGTGACCGGCATTACCGGCGACGTTCAGACGCTTATGGACTACGATTCCCCAACCGGAACAGAGGCTCTGTGGGCTGTGGCAGACAATGGCGGAGCATGCTCGATTTATGATGTAACGACAGCAGGATCGGTTGGTGCGGCTGCTGTAACGGGACTAACAAGCGCACAATACAGGTATGTGAACTTCTCCAACTCTGGAGGGTCTTATGCGTATTATGTGAACGGTGCAGACGACCCTCTATTGTATGATGGTTCGACATTCACGGCTATTAACGGCGCATCATCTCCGGCAATTACCGGCGTTACCACGGCCAACCTTATAGACGTTGCAGTACACATGCGCAGGCTTTGGTTCGTCGAGAAAGACACCATGCTTGGCTGGTATCTTGCCGCTGACGCTATTTCCGGCGCTGCCACATCGTTCGATTTTGGCCCCCTATTCCGCTTGGGCGGTTCAATCCAAGCTATTACTTCATGGACTGTTGACGCAGGAATTGGCATGGACGACCACTTTGTCGTGATGACAACCAACGGCGAGGTTGCCATTTACAAGGGAACTGACGTATCAAGTTCAACCACATGGGCGCTGGTTGGCGTTTATCATGCAGGCCGACCTATTGGCAGGAATTGCTTTACAGAGGTTGGTGGCGATGTTGCTGTAGTTACAGAGGATGGAGTAATTCCACTAACTAAGCTTCTTATTTCCGGCAGGGTAGCGAACGCAGTCGCATTGACGGACAAGATCCGCGACAAGATCACCACTGATTCGGCAAGTTATTTTTCTAACTATGGCTGGAGCGCAACGCTATTTCCCGCTCAGAGCATGTTGATAGTGAACGTGCCTACTTCATCAACCACTTCTGTTCAGTACGCCATGAACACAATCAGCGGTGCATGGTCAAGGTTTACTGGACTCAACGCAAGATCATGGCATGTTGTGAATGGAAAGATATATTTCTCAGTATCAGGCGGCACAATCTACCAATTCTGGAATGGAACAAATGACAACGGTAGCGAAATCACATGCGAGTGCTTAACTGCATTTAACAAGTTCGGTAGAGAGTCACAGTCCAAATTCATTAAGATGGCTCGCATCATCTTGGGGTACGATTCAGCGGTAGCATTGCAAGCAACTGTCAATGTTGACTTCGATCAGTCCGCGCCAGTTGGAAGCCCTACATTCGTGACGGTGACTACTGCCCTTTGGGATACGGCTAAATGGGACACTGACGTATGGGCTGGAAACGTTACCGTAAACAGGGATTGGCGAGGTCTATCCGGCATAGGATATTGGGCTTCTATTCACTTCAAGGCCATATCAGATGTTTCCAATATCGAGTTTTATGCAGTTGACTATCTCATGGATAAGGGCGGAGTTTTGTGATTTCCTACACATCAGACTATTCCGAGGTTGCGCCTTGGGTATGTGCAAGGGCTGGAGGAGAACCTGGAGTAGGAACCGGAATAGGAATGAAAAAAGATGGGGAAATGGTTGGTGGTGTGCTATATGACAACTTCAATGGAGCGTCAATTATGGCGCACATCGCACTAGATCATCCGGTAACTAAAAGACTCCTGTTTTTGATGTTTGATTACCCCTTTACACAGCTAAACGTAAATGCTATTATCATCGCAATATCTTCGGCGAATACTGCGGCAAACAGATTCGCTTCTAAATTAGGCTTCAAGCTTCAGGCGACCTTGAAGAAATCAGCCCCCGATGGCGACTTGATTTTATATCAAATGCTTCGGGAAAATTGCAGATTTCTGGAGGTTCCCCATGGGAAAGCCATCGGCCCCGCCACCACCTGATTACGCAGGAGCGGCACAAGCAACAGCAGCAGGAAACCTAGACGCAGCACGCGCTACAGCGGCAGCCAATAGAGTAAATCAGATAACCCCTCAAGGCACGTTAAATTATGACGTAACTGGCAAAGACCCTTTCGGCAATCCGACATGGACTGCCACGCAGACACTTGCGCCAGATCAGCAGAAACTATTAGACCAGCAGACAGGATTGAGTCAGGGGCTATTAGGCACTGCTCAGACCGGCCTTGATTATGCTAACAAGACTCTAGCAAGTCCTGGTGTGGATATGTCCTCGCTGCCGCAGATGCCAATTAACGCGGGGCAGACGTATCAGGATGCAATGATGCAGCAGTTGAATCCTCAGATTGACCGACAGCAGCAGATGCTTGATACGAAGTTAGCCAATCAGGGCATCACCCAAGGTTCAGAGGCGTGGAAGAACGCGCAGGATGATGCCGCAAGGTCTAGGAATAACCTGCTTGCTCAGGCTACAACTCAGGGTATGGGTATGGGCTTGAATGCTCAGAATCAGGCGTTTACGCAGGCCGGATATAATCAGAACCTTCCAATCAACATCATCAATGCTTTGCGCTCTGGTACTCAGGTTGGAACTCCTAATTACGTGAATCCAGCGCAGCAAGCGCAAACAGCTGGCCCTGACCTATTGGGAGCCGCTAATGCCAATTATCAAGGCCAGATGCAGGGATATAACGCACAGCAGGCAGGAATGGGCAACATGATGAACGGGCTGTTTGGCCTTGGCTCTGCTGCAATAATGTCCGACCGCAGGCTCAAGAAGAATATCAAGCGTGTAGGAACACATATCCTTGGATTCGGCATTTACACATATGACTACATTTGGGGCGAGAAAGGCAAGGGCGTAATGGCTGATGAGGTCAAACCTGTCGTTCCAGAAGCCGTTGTGAGGCATCCAAGCGGGTTCGACATGGTGAATTACAATATGATCGGAGGCGCATATGCCATATGATCCGTCTCAGACGATTGGAATAGAACAGCAGAGGAAGCTAGCCGAAGCACTCAAACAGCAGTCCATGACGCCCATGAACGGTCAGATGGTTGGCAATACTTACGTTGCACCATCTCCAGTGCAGGGGCTTGCAAGGCTTGCTCAGGCATATGTGTCAAAGAAGATAGGTAGCAAGGCTGACGAAACGGAAAAGGCTGCCAAGATAGCCAAGAATAAAGCTTATGCCGAGGCGATGAAGACTGGAAACATTGATCCGTCGCAGGCCGCAATGATCGACCCTCAATTCGGCATGAGTGTATGGCAGATGAACCAGAACAAGCAGGCCAAGATTGAGGCAGCCAGACAAGCAGAATTGGCTCGCCAGCGTTTCTTGCAGGATCAGGAAGCATCGCGGATTCGTTCTGGCCTTGCCGTTAAGGGGCTTGAGCAAACTCCGCAGGGTGGTGTTAAATACATTCCAGGATCACCGGAAGAGCAGCAGCTTAAAACTAAGATGGCAGACGCTAGAGATGTTGCACTAAAGGCGAAAGAAGATGCCAGAAGGGTTAAGATGAATGCTTTCAGGATTATCGGAGGCGGAACAAACCCAGAAACAGGCAAGCCATATCCTGAGCATCCTGGACTTGAGGCAGCAACGGGAACATCTGCATATTTCAACAAGCTTATGCCAGCCTCTACTGACATGGCTCAAGCCGCTAAGCGCATTACTGAAATCAAGGAGCAGATGCAGGCCGTTGGTAAGAATATGATGCCCGGACTTGGTTCTATGGCTGTGCAGGAATGGCCGAAGGTTGAGGCATTGATTTCGCAGATTGACCCGACTGCCGATACTGCGATTGTGAAAGAGAAAATAAAGAACGCCATCACTGCGTTTGACAATTTCACCAAGCTTGCAGAGAAGAAATATGAGGGCGCATACTCTGGGCAATTCGGCCAATATCCGCAATTCAGATTAGACGGCGGAACACAAGGCGGCCAGAATAACGACCCGCTTGGCTTGCGATGAACATTCAAGATATAAGGGCAAAGTACCCGCAATACTCCGATTTATCGGATAGCCAACTGCTGCAAGGGCTTCATAAGAAGTTCTATTCCGACATGCCTTTCGATCAGTTTTCGTCAAAGATTGAAGGAGTAAAAACACAGCCCACCGCAAAAGAGCAAAAGAGCGGGTTTTGGGATGATGTAAAGGGCGGGTTGGCTTCGGCTCCAATCAATCTATATCTTGGCGCAAAGCAAATGACTACAGGACTTTCTCCAGAGGAGGAGAAGATTGTAGAATATAACAGGGAAGCGGAAAAGAAGGCTCCTGTATCGTCTATCCTGTCAAACGTTGCAACGATGGCAATTCCTGGAGGCGTGGCTATGAAGGGAGCGCAGGCGGCAGGGCGCGGAGCTGGATTGTTGGGCACTTTAGGGCGCGGCTTAGTCAATCCTGCAACAATGGCCGAGTCTGTTGCTGGTGGTGCTGCTTACATGGGAGCGCAACCAGTATTAGGCGATGAAAGCAGGCTCCAGAATGCCGCTATGGGCGCGGCTGGCGGATCTCTTGGGTATGGTGCTGGTAAGGTGCTTGGAAGGACGCTAACAGGGGCTAAGGCGGCACTGGTTGACCCGTTCACCAAGAAAGGAACCGAAAGGATTGCAGGCGGTGCGCTTCGCAGAACATTGGGAGATAATGCGGCTGATGTTGCAAACAAGCTAAGGGGATATTCTCCTGCTACCGCTGGCGTGAACCCTACCACTGCCGAAGCATCTGGAAGCGGAGGCATGGCGGCTATGCAAAGGGCGGTGAATACCGTTGATCCAGAGGCTTTCGCAACAAGAGATGCTGAGAATCTGTCGGTTATGGCAAAAGCACTCAGGGGAATGGCCGGTGAGGTGGACATTCCAACAATGAAGGCATCCAGAAAGGCTGCTACAGAGGCTTTATATCGTGCAGCGGACGATAAGGTTATACCTCTTGATTCGGCTGCTAAGTCTCTATTCGACAGACCAACAATGAAGGCCGCTCTAATGAAGGCAAGGCGCTTGGCTGCCGATGAAGGCGTTGATGTATCGTTCGACCCGAACAATCCTCAAATAACAGGAAAACTGCTGAATTACACCAAGCAGGCGATAAGCGATTTGGAGAAGAACGCAAAGGGAAACAAGCAACGAATCGTCGGAGATTTGCGTCGCGATCTTATGTCGTGGGCCGAAAAGAACGTGCCGGAATATGCGCAAGCAACGAAGATTTACGCAGAAAGCAGCAAGCCTATCAATCAGGCACAGGTTGCAGACGCACTATATAATAAGGCTATTCCTGCGCTGTCAGAAGGAACCGCTCCATCAACGGTGAGGGCAAGTTCTTATGCAGAGGCTTTGCGCAATTCTCCGTCGCTTGTTAAGGGAGCGACAGGCATGCGTCAGCCAATAGAGAACGTGCTAAGCCCTGAGCAGATGGCTATTGCACAAGGCATAAAGTCTGACATGGGTGCTAGGGCTGCTGCAATGTCGAGAGGCTCAGGATATGGGTCTGACACGGCTCAGAAATTGGCAATGCAGAACCTCATAGAATCGGCAGGGGCGGGTAAATTGACACAGCCAATCACAAGGACAGCAGGAAGGCTTCCGCTTATTGGTGGAGCTTATGATATGGCAGACGAGGCTATTCGAAAGCAATTAGCAGACGCAATGCTTGACCCTAAACTTGCGGCACAGCTTATCGAGAATGCGCCTGCGGCAAAAAGAGCTGCGCTTGTGAAGGCTTTGCAGAGTATTGGCGGCGTTTCCGGCATAGCGGCTCCTGCGGGGTTGATGCAATGAGCGCCTTGATGGCATTAGTGGTTAAGCCATTTGTTGTTTTTGCTGCATTGGTTTGCATGCGGTCGGTATCGCTTTTCGTTTATAAAAATATGCACGATAGCAAGCTAAAGCGTTTGCTTCTCAAGGAGATATAAATGGCACGTAACGGATCGGGAACATACTCACTGCCGAGTGGCAACCCTGTAGTAACAGGGGCAACCATATCAAGCACTGACCACAACAACACGATGAACGACATTGCAACGGCTTTGACTGCGAGCATTGCCAAGGACGGGCAGACCACCCCAACCGCTAACCTGCCAATGGGGACATATAAGCACACTGGCGTGGCTAACGCATCGAACCTTACAGACTACGCAAGCGCAGACCAGGTAATGAACGGAAACCTTACGCTTCTAAGCTCTGTGTCGGGATCCGATACCATCACCGCTTCTGCTGCTATTACTCCGGCTGCGTATGAGGCTGGACAGAATTTCGTGTTTGTATCTGCTGGTGCGAATACTGGCGCGGCTACGCTGAATGTGTCGTCTCTTGGAGCCAAGGCGATTACCAAAAACGGAACCACAGCCCTTGCAGCCGGAGACATCCCTTCGGGAGCTGTTGCGCATGTTGTTTACGATGGCACGCAGTTTCAGCTTCTTAATATCTATGTAAACATGGCTTTGTACTCAACGCTTGCTGGTGCTAACGCATTCACAGGAGCCAATACGTTCGCTGCCGAGCAGACGTTCAATCATTTGGTCACAATGGAGAAAGGAGCAGACATCGCTTCAGCCACTACGGTTGACCTGACAGCCGCAACCGGCAATCTTGTCCACATTACCGGCACGACCACGACAACCGGCTTTACGATGAACACAGGTCAGCAGATGGAACTGGTAGCCGATGGAGCATGGCCGCTTACCTATAACGCCACGACATGCAAGATAAACGGCGGGGCTGATTACACCTGCGCCGCTGGTGACAGGCTGTTCGTGTTCGACGATGGAACCGTAACCTATGTAAATGTCATAAAGCAGGACGGCACGGCTGTTGTTGCCACCTCTGGTCTGCCTTCACCTGATTTCACAAGCTCGCTGACTGCTCTAAGGACTGCAACAGGAGTTACTAGCATAGCGCACGGATTAGGGGCGGTGCCTACGTTGTTCACTGTTTATGCGGAGTGTATCGCTGCGGGCGGTGCTGATGGGTTTGCATTAGGAGATCGCATTCTGCTTAGCAACAACCAAGGAGGCGGAACTGACTTGACTACAAGTGCCGATACCACGAATATATATGTTGCCACACTTGGCGCTACGCAGGCTCTTGATATTGCAACTCCTGCATGGGTCACTCTAAGTGCGACGAACTGGTCTTATCGAGCATTGGCTTGGGCATAACATGTGCAACAAACCACACTATGATGATCTAGCTGCGCAGATTGGGAAAAGCACGTCCTATTCCCACGATGCCAAAGTTACTGCCGAATCAACGCTTGTTATGGTGCGAACCATAGAAAAGCTGCTATATAAATGGCACGAGGAAGATGCGCTAGACCGTGTAAGCGTACACGCTCGGCTCAGGGTATTGGAAGGCAGGGACTCGCGCATAATGGGCGCAACAACCACTGCCGCTGTATTTGCTACATCTTTCATTTCCGGCATTGCGTGGTTTATTCACTACTGCTGGGGTTGGATCACAGGATTATTCAAACTGCACGGAGCATGATATGAAGCTACGCCTAGAACGATTCGAGTTCACCAACCGCTCAACCATCGGCAATCTATTCATTGGCGACAATAACGAAAGATTCTGTTACACGCTGGAAGACAGGGACAGGCTCAGTGAAGGCTTAGAGAAGGTCTATGGCGAGACGGCTATTCCATGCGGTGAATACCTAGTTACCATCACCTATTCGCCACACTT